TATTAAGTATGCTAAATGTAGATTTAAAAATAGATCAATTAATTAATAAATATGGAAAGTTATATCCAGGCCACAAAGTAGCAAATTTTGAAATACTAAAATGGCCAGTAGGTGAACTTCATGATTGGCACAATGATACAATCTATTATGATAAGACAACCATTACCTATTTAAATGAAGGCTACAAAGGTGGTAAAACTACCATAGGTCAATATACAGTTGAACCAAAGACAGGTAAAATAATATTATTTAATTCAGAATTAATGCACATGGTATCTCCGTTGATGAGTGGTGAAAGATATGTAATGTTAGTCTGGTATAAGAAAAATGAATAGTTTTAAAGCTTTAGCTCCAAGTATTCAAACACAGGAAGGAGATAATATATTTTTTCCATTTAGCCCACCTGTATTTCAAACAGAGGTATCTGATGAATTCACTGATGCACTTTTAAATAAAGGTAGAGAGATAAATAAACAGAATGATAACAGAGCTTCTTTAGCAGGTAACTTTAAAAATGGAGTAAGTTTAAGATACGAACAAGATGATTTTTTTATACAATGTCAAAATGAAATATTAAAATACGTTGATAGATATTTAAAAACTTTAGAAAGTTATTATCAAGAGAGTTTTATCATAGATAGAATGATTACCTCTATTAAAAAAGATAGGTTACAATCTTATAAAGAATATAAATTATTACTAGATACTTTGTGGATTAATTTTCAAAAAAGATATGATTACAATCCCCCTCATAATCATGATGGTATATTGTCTTTTGTAATTTATTGTAAAGTGCCTAATAATTTAGATCAAGAACAACCTATATCGAATACTAAACATGCAGGTAAAATTGTATTTTCTTATGGTGAATATATGGATTTAACAATCAGTGATTTTACGGTCACACCTTATAAAAACTTAATGTTTATATTTCCTTCTAAATTAAAACACACTGTTCCATCTTATTGGGTAGATGAAGAAAGAGTTAGTGTATCTGGGAATATTATTGTTATTGGAAAATAACTAACATTAAATGTTAAAATTTATTAATAGATTAAAAGATGCTACTTTAGCAAATTCAAGGCAGAAAAAATATGAACTCTGGGATGTAGAAGGTGTGTTACATAATCAAAAATTTAAGTTTGATTTAAGACCCTTAAAGAATAATACTAAAGGAGGTTCCTTTAAAACTAAAGCAGATAAGATGGTTTTTGATATTAATAATCAATTTATTATAGTGGATACTGAAGAACTTCATCAGTATTTAAAAAATAACTCACTTAAAGTAGTAAAATTAGAGGATTTGATATCCAAGTTAGATTGGAATATAATATTGCCAAAATAACCTAATCTTTATAGATATACGCTTATAGTGTATAATCCAATTATGCCATTAACAAAAGTACAATTTGCACCAGGATTTAATAAGCAAGCATCTGCCTCTGGAGCCGAAAACCAATGGGTAGACGGAGATTTTGTTAGATTTAGATACGGTATGCCTGAAAAAATAGGTGGATGGCAAGAGATAATGAACAAAAAACTTGTTGGAGCTGTAAGAGCTTCACACAGTTGGGCTGATTTAGATGGCAGAAGATATATAGCATTTGGTACAAACAAAATTTTATATGTGTACGACGGTGATGATTATTATGACATTACACCTTTTGATACTTCAATAGCACAATCAGGTTGCAATATTACTACTACGAATGGTTCAACCACGGTTGAAATCACATGTCCCTCGGCTCACGGCCTCGAACCAGGGGACATCTTAACTTTTGAAAATGCAGGTTCTTTCACTGGAGGACAGACAGATTATACAGCAACAGATTTCGATGATGTCTTGTTTGAAGTTCAATTAGCTACTTCTACAACTACCTTTACAATTACTATGCCAACAGCTGAGACGGGTACAGGAGCAACAAATGATGGAACTCTAGATACCAAACCTTATTACAAGGTGGGTCCTTTATTACAAGCACTTGGGTTTGGTTGGGGAACAGCTTTATGGGGTGAATCTACTTGGGGTACACCAAGAAGTACTTCACAAGCAGTTCTTGATCCAGCAACTTGGTCATTGGATAATTATGGTGAACTATTAATTGCAACGATTAAGAATGGTCAAACTTTTTCTTGGGATCCAAATACCGGTGTAACAACAAGAGCGTCTATATTGTCTGGAGCCCCAACACGATCAGTCATGAGTATGGTATCAGACAGGGACAGACACTTAATTGTATTAGGAACAGAGACAACTATTGGATCTCCAACCACACAAGATAAAATGTTTATACGGTTTTCAGACCAAGAGTCTCTAACAGATTATACAGCAACATCTACAAATACAGCAGGATCTTTTAGAATTGATAGTGGTACCAAAATTGTAGGTGCTGCAAAAGCGAAAGATTATATATTAATTTTAACCGATACCTCAGCTTATTTAATGCAATTTGTGGGTCCACCATTTACATTTAGTATTAGACAAGTTGGATCTAATTGTGGTTGTATGGGGCAAAATTCTATAGTGTATGCTAATGGAGCTGTTTATTGGATGTCGGATTCAGGGGGATTTTTTGTTTTTGATGGTACTGTAAAATCATTAGGTTCATTAGTTGAAGATTTTGTTTTTCAAACTAGTAACGGCTCACCAGGGTTTAATTTTGATAGTGGTTCTGAACTAACAGTTGCATCCCACAACAGTTTATTTTCTGAAATTTATTGGTTCTATGCGACAGCAAATTCACCTTATATAAATAGACTTGTTACCTATAATTATTCAGAGGGAACATGGACAACAAGTTCTCTTGCTAGAACTTCTTACGAGGATGCTCATGTATTTGGTGATCCAATTGCAACTGAATTTTCTGCAATTCTTGCACCGACAACTCCAACTATTCAAGGAATATCTAATGGAGCATCAAGAGTATTTAATCATGAGATTGGCACTAATGAAGTATTAGCTGATGGTACAATTAATGCTATTCCTGCATTTATTAAATCAGGGGATTTTGATTTAGATGCTCAAGGAGATGGAGAGTATTTTATAAAAGTAAGAAGATTTATACCCGATTTTAAATATATTAACGGTAATGCAAAAGTAACATTAGAGTTAAGGGATTATCCAGCAAACTTACAAGTAGGCTCACCACTTGGGCCATTTACAGTTTCGTCATCTACGGATAAAGTAGACACAAGAGCAAGAGCAAGACTTGCTGCAGTTAAAATAGAAAATGATAGTACAGATGAGAGCTGGAGATTTGGTCAATTTAGATTTGACATACAACCTGACGGAAGAAGATAATGGCTAAAGTACAAGTATTTTTACCTGAACCTCCAAAGGAGTTTAATCCTGAAAGTTTTAGACAAATTAACTTAGCCTTAGAAAGTTTACAAAATCAATTAAATACTAACTACCAAAAAGAAGAGGACGAGAAAACTCAAAGGTTTACTTGGTTTATGCAAAGATGAGTTGTAACAATGTCAACGTAGAACCAACAGTAATAGGTGGTGGAGATGGCTCTACTGCTTATGATGCATTTGGTAGACTAAGAGTTTCTAATCCATATACTTTATTTGATTCTTCAAATGTAATGTCTAAAAATACATTGTTTGATGAATCCACAAGTGGATCAGCAACAGTTACTTATACTTCTAATAAATCTACAGTTAATTTAAATGTTACAGAAGTAAGTGGTGATAAAGTTATAACACAATCTAAAAGAGTAATGTCTTATCAACCTGGTAAATCATTACTCATTTTAAATACATTTGTAATGAATACTCAAACCGAAAATTTAGAGCAACGTGTAGGAACATTTGATGCTAATAATGGAATCTTTTTTGAAGATACAGGAACAGGTTATCAGATAGTCAGAAGAACTTATACATCAGGTTCAAGTGTAGATACTGCTGTTGCACAATCATCTTGGAATGGAGATAAGTTAGATGGAACTGGAGCTAGTGGTTATGATTTAGATCCAACTAAAGCGACTATTATGTTTGCTGATTATGAATGGTTGGGAATGGGAAGTGTAAGAGTTGGATTTGTAATAGATGGAAAACTTATTGTTGCTCATACTTTTTTAAATGCAAATAATTTAGATACTGTTTATATGCAAACTGCTAACTTACCAATAAGATATGAAATAGAAGTAACAGATACTTTAGCTGCAGGGACATATACTTTACAACAAGTATGTTCATCAGTTCAATCTGAAGGAGGATATGCTCCACAAGGTTTAAGACAATCAATTGGAACTGCATCTTTAAGTGGAGTTAATTTAACTACAGCTGGAACATTTTATAATTTAGCAACTATTAGAATTAAATCTGGCAGACCTTATGCTGTTATTGTACCAATAGATATTAAAGCATCGGCTATTTCTAATTCTGATTTTGAAGTAAAAATAATAAGAAATGCAACACCATCTACTGCATTTTCATATACATCTTATTCTGATAATGTAGAATATGATTTAACAGGAACTAAAACAATTACAGGTGGAACTGTTGTAGGTCAGGCTTATTTATCTGGTAAAGGTGCAAACAATTTAACATTTGCTCAAGATGGATTTAACTTCGATTATCAAATAGGTCAGACAATTGCAGGAGTTTCTGATACATATACTTTGTGCGCAAAAGGAGCTAGTAATGGTGATGATATTTGTGGTGCAATTAAATGGGTTGATTTAACATAATGGCAAACTTTTATAAAAATGCATTCTATGACCCCACAACTACTTCAGTAGTATCGGTATACTCATGTCCAGCTGATTCAAGAGCTATTATCCAAAACATACAAGTCACAAACGAATCAGGATCTAAAATACATAAAACTAGTGTGACTGATAATTCAGCTTCAACAACTTATCAAATTGCATATGCTAGTATTACAGGACCAACAATATGTAATGTTGCTAAAGGACCTATTATATTAGAAGAAAGCGACATCCTTAAAATGGAATGTGATACTACAACAGGAGTATCTGCAGTAATTTCTATTTTAGAAATGAACAGATCAGAGGAAAATGGCTAAACAAAAATTTTTACATTTCGAACCAAGACCAAAGCCTAGAAAACGTCCAGGACGCCATACTAAGAGGCTTAACAAAAATAAAAAAAGATGCTATAAAAAATACAATAGACAAGGACGATAATGACTGAAAAACAAAAAACAATAATTATTAATGGAGAAGAAGTACCAGTAATTCCTGCTAAAGCGGAAGAAGAAATTAAAAACAAAAGAACAGGCGCGGTTTATGCATCTAAAGAAGAATTTGATGCTGATGTAGCAAATAATGCTACTGATACTGTAGCTGAAGATTTACAAATAAATCAAAAAATAACAGTTGCATCTCTTTCAGTTTTTGGTAAAACCAAAAAATAATGCAACCAACAGGTGGTACTGAAATACAATTAGGATATTTAAGAAAATACGTTAATCAAGGCGTATTAGATTCAGTACAGATTACAACATCTATACCTGAAAAAGAACCTTTGGATCCTATAAAATCAAATATACTTTGGCTTAAAAATTCTTATGACCAACCGAACTTAGCACCTTGGTTTCAAAACAAAGATAATCATTCTAAATATGATTGGTATGTATTTAACTCACATTGGAGTTATGAGAAGTACAGATACTTTTTTAAAATACCTGAAGATAAATGTACAGTAATTAAAAATGCAATTGATTATGATGAGCTACAATTGAAAACAGATTTTACCCCTAAGAAAAAAATTAAAATGTGCTATATTTCTACGCCTTGGAGAGGATTGGAAATAGCTTTAGCTGCTATGGATGGTATTAAAGATCCAGATATAACTCTAGATGTTTATTCAAGCACAATTATATATGGTAAATCATTTGAACAACAAAACGATGATAAGTATAAACCATTATACGAAAAAGCTAAGAACATGCCTAATGTAAATTACATGGGGTATTGTGATCACAAAACTTTAGTCAGTAAACTTAAAGATTATGATGTAAATTGTTTTCCTAGTATCTGGGAAGAAACATTTTGTATATCGGCTATGGAGTCATTAGCTGCGGGTCAGATTCTAATAACCACGGATCTCGGCGCCTTACCAGAAACTTGT